ACCAAGCAGATTAGAGGTGCAGATGGATTATTCTCAGTAAATAGCCTTTATGATGTAAGTGGGTCAGCACATTGGAATAACAAGACAGATGTTGGTGTTATTGTTACAAGAGACTATGAGAATCAATGTACCAATGTAAGGATTTGTAAGATAAGAGAAATCGATGTACAGGGCAACATTGGTGAGTGTACTATCCGATGGAACAACAGTACCAAGTGTTTTGAGGACATTTCTACCTTCTAAAAATAGTCAAAATTAAATGCAAAAAGGCTTGATATATACTTTAAGTATGTAATAATACTTATATAGGGTAATGAAACCTTAGTAAACAAAGGAGAAACAGAATGGTAACAGTTAAACTAAAAAACTTACAAGCTGACAAAATAGAATCTTTATTATGGGATGAGTACACAGTTCTTTCCGACAACAATGAAGATACATCTAATGTTTTAGATATGTTAAAAAGACTTGGTGCTTACATCCCTAATGACTTAGATAATTAATTAAAATAGGAGAAACATAATATGACAAACATGAGAAGAAAAAGAATGAAAGAAAGACAACAAAGAGTATCTGATAGATTTCAGTCTGAACAAAAGTACATAGAGAAACTATTAGATAGAATAGAACTTAAAGCAGAAGATTATACTTGTCCTGAACAAGAGGGTCATTGGTGCTTAGAATCCACAGGTGATAGACCATTCGATTCATACCCTGATGAACAAGATTATCATGTTGAAGACAGGTTCAGAAGAAGATACAAATTACCTGTAATGTGGTTATCTATTCTAAAGAGGAAAGGTCTACTTGATAGACACTACATTGATGATGGAACACTACATCTACACTTCACAAGCAAATGCAGACTAGGTGGTGTTACAGAATAGTTCACAATTCTAAGTGCAAGAAAGAGAGCAGTCAGAAATGATTGCTCTTTTTTTATTTTTACTGTATAAAAAAGGTGTATGCCAAAACTAGTAGACAAGAATCAAGAGACAGCAGATACAATAGAGAGACTTTCAGGTCTTGGATTAACACATGAGCAGATAGGATATGTGGTTAATTTAAGCAAACCAACCATGTATAAGTATTATCATGAAGAACTTAAATCAGGTAAGGCTAAAGCTATAGCACAGATTGCTACTAATCTTTTTCAAACAGCATGTGGTATTGGTAGAGATGCTTTAGTTGCTCAGATGTTTTTCTTGAAGACACAAGCAGGTTGGAAGGAAACTAACATAGTAGAAGTGGAAAACATTACTGAACAAGATGATAAATTTAGAAAGCTCATTACAGAAATTCGAGACACTAGACCATCAGAGAAAGATAGCATCGATTCTATTAACTGAGTGGTATCGGCACAAAGCTAGAGAAAATCAAGTTGTCAATGAATCTGACCAATACAATATACATTTATTCTTAGCAGGTAGAGGTTGGGGTAAAACCTTGACAGGTGCTTATGATATTATTCAATACTGCTTAATCAATCGTGGTGTCATGTGTGGTGTGATTGCACCAACCTATGGTGATTTAAAAAGAGTTATCTTCTCAGGTGATTCAGGGTTTATGAATATCATCAACAGAGATTTACTTGGTGGTGCAGGATATAACAAGTCAGACAATGAGATAACATTTTACAATGGCAGTAAGATTATTGGATTCCCTGCTATAGAACCTGACAGACTTCGTGGTGTTCAGTTTCACAGAGCATGGTGTGATGAACTTGCATCATGGAGATACAGAGAATCATTTGATAACCTTATGATGGCATTGAGATTAGGACAGAATCCTAAGTGCATTATCACAACAACACCAAGACCAACAAGACTTATCAAAGAACTTGCAACAAGAAGTGATACTGAAGTCATCAAAGGCAATACATTCGAGAACATAGATAACCTAGCACCATCAGCAGTTGCTATGCTCAAAGAACGATATGAAGGCACAAGGATTGGAAGACAAGAACTTTATGCAGAGATACTAGAAGATGTAGAAGGTGCATTGTTTAATCATGGGCTAATAGATGATGCAAGAGTAAGAGAAGCTCCTGAGCTAGAAAGAATTGTTGTAGCAGTAGACCCTGCTGTAACATCAACAGAGACATCCGATGAGACAGGCATAATTGTTGCAGGTAGAGATAAGGACAATCACTTTTATATTCTACAAGATGCTTCACAAGTAACATCACCTGATGTGTGGGTTAAAAAAGCAATAGAGTTATACAATCGTTACGAATGTGATAGGATTGTAGCAGAAGTAAACAATGGTGGAGATTTAATTGAACGACTTTTACGAACACAAGACAGCACAGTTCCTTACACAAGTGTTCGTGCTACAAGAGGAAAACAAATTAGAGCAGAACCAATCTCTGCATTGTACGAACAAAACAGAATACACCATGTCGGGTATTTCAAGGATTTAGAAGAACAAATGTGTCAATTCACAGGAAATAATGTAAAATCTCATGATGACAGGGTGGATGCTTTGGTATGGGCTATAACAAGTCTGCAAAGCTCAGGTAAAGCAATTTTTAGGATAAGTTAAACATGGGATTATTTGATAAATTTTTTAAGGCAGAAGAAAAACCAACACAAAAAAAAGAAGCACCTAAAGTTATGTTTAACAAACTTGATGCTTACTCATCTAAGACCAACAGAAGATACAAAGACTATGCTAAAGATGGCTACCAAGAAAATGCCATTGTGCATAGATGTGTTCAGCTTATCTCTAACTCTGCATCAGCAGTAAAACTATGTGTCTATAGTGGTGATACAAAACTAGACAATCATGAACTTATATCATTACTAGACAGACCTAACCCATTGCAATCAGGTGTAGAATACTTTGCATCACTATATTCTTATTTACTAATATCAGGTAACTCGTACATTCTGCGAGATACAGAATCATTTACACCACCAAGAGAATTATATTTATTAAGACCTGACAGAATACAAATCAGGGCAAGTGAATCAATCATACCGACAAGCTATGACTATGTTATCGATGGCATAGTTAGAAATACTTATCCTGTAGACCCAAAGACAGGTAGTGGACAAATCAAACAGATTAAACTGTGGTCTCCACTAGATGATTTTTATGGACTATCACCAATCGGTGCTAGTGCTTACAACATTGACCAACACAACCTTGCAGGGATGCACAATGTGGCACTTCTTAAAAATGGGTGTACTCCGAGTGGTATGCTTAAATTTGAACCCACAGATGAGACAGGGATGTCTACTCAATTAACAGATGACCAACGAGCTAGATTGCTAGAAGATTTAGAGTTTAGGTTTCAAGGAACTCATAACTCAGGAAGACCGATGTTACTAGAAGGAAACTTCTCATATCAGCAATTAGGCTTGAATCCAAAGGACATGGATTTCTTGGAACTCTTAAACTTATCTGCAAGAGAGATTGCATTGTGCTTTGGTGTACCTGCTCAACTTATCGGTATACCTGATAGCCAAACTTACTCAAACATGGAAACAGCTAAACTTGCATTGTATGAAGAAACAATTCTACCTTTACTTAGCAGAGTTGAATCAGACTTAAACGAATATCTTGCACCACTTTATAGTGGAGACATATCAATCAGATATGATTTAGATTCTATTCCTGCTATGGCAGAGAAAAGAAGACAAATCTATGACAATGTTACACAAGGTGTTCAAGCAGGTATCATTACTCGTAACGAAGCAAGAGAAAGATTAGGACTAGAAGAAATATCAGGTGGTGATGACTTATACATTCCATCTAACTTATTCCCAATCGGTGAGACAGAAACATCACCTGAAGATAGTGCCAAACCTGTAGAGGTTGATGAAGCAGAAAAATCTTATGAAGATGTCTATGGAATCAAAGCAGAAACATCTAAGGATGTATTTACTACAGAAGAAGAAGCAATAGACAGAGCAGAAGAAATAGGATGTGTAGGCACACATTCACACGAGCAAGATGGCAAAACAATCTATATGCCATGCAGAACTCATGCAGAGTACAACAGGCTAACAGAAGAAGAAAAAGCATTAGCTGATTTAGATTTAACACCATCAGATTCAATGGTTACAGAAGCAAAGCGAGGATTGGATTGGAGAAAGGAGTTCAATAGAGGGGGTACAGCAGTCGGTGTATCAAGAGCAAGAGATATTGTAAACAAAACAAGACTGTCTCCGAACACAGTTCTCAGAATGTTCTCATTCTTTTCAAGACACGAAATAGACAAACAAGCAGAAGGATTTGACAGAGGAGAAGATGGCTATCCATCAGCAGGAAGAATAGCATGGGCATTGTGGGGTGGTGATGCAGGATTCTCTTGGGCAAAGACTAAAAGAAATCAAATCATGAGAGAGCAAGAAAAGTCTGATGATTTTGAATACATAGAAGAAGCATGTATAGAACTTAAAGCATATCACGATGATGAAGAAGATGAGACTAAAGCACCAAGTTTGAGTGCATCAGTCAAGAAAGGTTTGCAAGGTAAAGTAGATAAACACAACGAAAAACATGGAGATAAAAAGGGTAAAAAAGTAACTCTTAGAATGTTAGGTGCTGTGTTTAGAAGGGGTATTGGTGCATATCGTACAAATCCAAGTTCAGTTAGACCAAGTGTGAGAGCAAGTGGTGGAGAGGACAGATGGGCATATGCAAGAGTAAATGCTTTCTTAGTAGCAGTTAGGACAGGGAAGTTCAGAGGTGGCAAGTTTGATTTAGACTTATTACCATCAGGACATCCTTTGAAGTCTAACTAGGAGTAACTATGCCTAGTACAAACAGGTCTAGTATATCATTGGCAACAGCTCATGATATTGTAAGGGCATGGAATCTGCCTGAGATGAAAAGGCAAAAAGATGTTTTTGAATATCTAGGTTTATCAACTGATTCAGGAACGATGTCATTTTACAGGCAACAAGCAGAAGAAATGACAGGCATACAACTACTGCCACATAACAACAATCGAAATGTGGTCGTTAGGACAGAGAGAGCCAACCTACCACCATTAACAAATAAAGTAGAAATAACAGACCATCCATATTGTATGCTTGTATTTTCTGATGCACATTTTGAAGGACACGAAACAGTATCATTTAAAATAATGTGTGAGGTATTAAAAGACCTACTTAAAACAAGGCAACTCAAATGTATAGTAGCCAATGGTGATATCATGGATATGTCTATCCTATCTTCTTTTGCAAAGTTTCACACAGAGATAAGACCAAAAGAAAGAACAGTACAAAAAGAAATATATGATTCACAGGCTCAGATAAACAGAATACAAAAGATAATAGATAAGGCTAAATATCCTATCAAGCAATTAGCAACCTTTGGTAATCATGAAACAAGATTATCTAAAGTAGCCATGTCTTGGGGCAGAGCATTTGAAGACTTAGAAGCATTTAAGATATCGAATCTATTTCCTGATTGGGAATGGGCTATGTCTCACTTAATCGATGATACTGTTATGGTCAAACACAGAATGAGAGGTGGGATACATACTGCATATCAAAACTCAATGAGAGCAGGTATCCACATTGTGACAGGACACACACATCAACTTAACTACAGAACTTTTAACACATACTCAACAAGCTCAATGTCAATACAGACAGGACATCTATCAGAATCTTATCATCCATATTTAGAAGATAATGTAGCTAATGATTGGAACAATGGATTCGCTGTAATAACGATTGACCCTAAAGAAAAAACAGTTCATCCTGAACTTGTGCAGGTAAGTAATCTGCATCGTTCAGCTTTCTTTAGAGGTAAAAAATATACAGTATGAAAGAATATCCTCTAGTCATGGTAGATTGGCTAGACCACACAGCAGATGCAAGATGGGTAGAAAACATTGATACATGTGAGCCTGAGTTGTGTCGTACTGTAGGTTGGCTAATTAAAGAAGACAAAAAGTCTTACAAGGTTGCCAATGCAATTACAAAAGAATCAGGTCTAGGTGGCATTTCTGTTATACTTAAATCTTGTGTAGAGGAGATGTGGATGATTGATGTAGAAGATGAAGAAAACTGAAAGGGAGTATTTACAGAAAGTACAAGAATTAGGTTGTATCGCTTGTATTAAACTTGGATATTATGATACACCTGCCGAGATACATCATGTTAGAAAGCTTGGAGAAAAAAGAAACCATTTCAGAGTGATACCATTATGCCCACATCATCACAGGACAAGCAAAGAATCACATCACTTAAATCCAAAATGGTTCAAAGAAACCTTTGGTACACAAGAAGATTTATTAAAAGAAGTTGAGATATTGTTAGATGTCAAAAGTAAGAATCAATAAAAGAAAAGAATACAGAGAACAGCTCAGGATGTTTATATCCATGAGTAATGCACTAAGAAGAAGAATAAGGCAGTTGTTTAAAGATTACTCTGAGTTAGCAGAAAATTTATACAATGATATAGGTGAAATACCACAGGAATACTACGATGACTTTTATAACGATACACTCAACATCTTAAATAGAAATGCAAGAGACATCATTATTTCTGTCGGTAACAGGCAACATAGATTAAGATTAACTAAACAAGAAGAAAATGAAATCGACCCAATCATAGTCAGATATGTTGCTACAGCAACAGCACAGAATGTAAGAAATATTACAGAGACCACTCGTAAGAAGATACAAGCTGATATTTCACTAGGTTTAGAGACAGGGCTATCAACAGACCAAATTGCAAAAAACATTAGAAAATCGACTGCATTTGCTCCAACTAGGGCTACTCTGATAGCAAGGACAGAATCACATCAAGCAATGAACTATGGTAATCAAGAAATTGCAAAAAGATTAGGACTGACAAGACCACTCAAAGAATGGGTATCAGCAATGGATGAAAGAGCAAGGTCATGGCATAAAAATACTGATGGTCAAAGAGTGGAGATTGATAAACCATTTAAAATACTTACACCAACAGCAGGTGGTGGTGTAGCAGAAAAAGAACTGCAATATGCAGGAGACCCACAAGGTGGAGCTACAAATGTTATAAATTGTAGATGTTTTGTAATATACTATGATGAGGGAGACATTGTTGAGTAAAAAAGAAGAAGGCAAGGCAAAAGGTCAAGATTACGAGAACTTCTACACAGAAGGCATA